GGGGAGTTTTCAAGGCCCGCTGTGAAGCGGATCCTTAGGCGTCCTATCTATAAGGAAACCCTTATGTCCGTTACTGAAAACTCCCGTCGCACCTTAATGACCTCTACGATAGTGTCTGCGCCTAGCGGCACTTTCACTTATTCGAACGGCTTTACTGGTGCTCATGGAGTTCTCAGGACTGTTTCTTATTTTGACGGGAAACGGCGAAAGCCGCTCTTTGATCTTTTTAGAAACGGAACTGGACAGGTAGCGTGGAATTCGAAGGAAACAAATCCCCTCGGTCGACGCTATACTAGGTCTGGTGATACCACTGTGATCACTGAGTACGCAGCTTCTGTGGTTGCCGATGCAAATACGGCACTCCCAGAAAGTCTCGTCTCAGCCACTATGGTTGATGCTAGCAATAAACTCATAAAAAGAGTTAAGGAACAGAACTTGAATCTGGCTGTCTCTCTTGCAGAGTATCGCTCTACAGCAAAAACTGTTGGCGACTTCGCAAGAAGCGTAGCTAAGGTCCTCGTTCAGCCTAAATTTCGTCTAGGGGCAAAAGTTGCTAGACGTTTGGCTCGACGCACATCCGACCCGTGGTCTAGAAAGATTCGAAATTCGAAGCTATCAACCCGCGAAAAAGATGCCGTAAATGCCTATTTGGCTTACACTTATGGGTTAGTTCCCATAATGTCTGATATCACTGGCTCCCTTGAAATGCTCGGTAAACGCGCATCAGAGGGATATGAGACGACTCAGCGCGTAACTGCGCAGAGAACGACCTCAAAAAGCGTCACGATCCCAGATTACCAAGATCCTATCTGGTACCGAAAACAGACCGCAAAGGGTATGACCCATTGCTCAGTCCGAATTAAGGTCCGATACAGGATTAACAGTAATGTTAAAGCCCTCGCAGAGTCCGGGGTCACAAACCCCGCAAGCGCCGTATATGAGCTCATACCTTATTCCTTTGTCTTCGACTGGATAATACCGGTTGGTGATTACTTGTCGAGTTTAGATGCCTCCGTTGGTGTCGAAGACTTCGTAAGTGTAATAGGATATCTCGAAACAACTCTGGTGTCCAGTTCATCTGGTCATCAGATAGAGTACGAGTCTAAGGAGAGGACACAGCCCCAGGTGGGGATGCCTTCATTTGTGCTCAAATACGAACCAAGTTCAAGCCTGAAAAGTGCCTTGGACGGAATCGCGTTGCTGTTACAGCGACGTCTTTAAACCATGAAAGGAGGCTACTATGCCTCAAATTGCTCCTATCACTCTGGGTTCAACAACCTATGGTTCCCCGCGAATCGTCAAGGGCGGTAACACCGCTCTGTTTCTTGCTAAAGACACCGTTAACGGTGCAATTGGCGACGAACGTCTTTACGTGGGGGAGGATCCTTTCTCGAGCACTCGTGCTCAACGAAAGGCTACACTGCGACTGGAACACGTGAAAGTGGGTGTAAACCCAGCTACAGGTGCTGCCGCAGTGACAGATCGTGCTGCTATTAACGTCGAAGTGACGCATGGCAACACGTATAGCGAGTCCGAATTGGACGAGCTCTGTGTCAAAGTGGTCTCAGGTCTGACGACGGGGTCTTACCCCTATGCTGTCCTGATTCAGCGTGACGGCCAGTTCTAATTGAACTAAACCTACCCACGCTTCATGAAAACTGATAGTACAAACTACCAGGCCCGCCTTTTTGAGGTTGAGGTCATGACACTTAAAAACTTTTGTAAGGCTAACCCCACAAAAGTGACGCAGCAGATCCTTGAGCTTATTCAGCAGAAGGACTGGAACAGCCTCTTAAAGATGAAGGTTAATCCCTCATCCTATGAAGCTAATGAAGTCGACCTCTTTCGAGTCGATTACCAAGCCAGTTCTATGTTGTCTAAAAGCTTTAACCTTCCGTTGTTGGTTGACAAGCGCCAAGCTGCGCTTATTAAGTTTGACTTAGCTGAACAGCAATGTGACGCCACAAACTTCCGGCTCCTTTCTTGGGGACATAATCCAAAAGACGCTCCCTGGTTGATTGATGTTGTTGCGAAAGCTCAACATATCATCAGGCAAGTCTTAGGACCCCTTGACAAGGAAGCCTTAACGTACGTGGATACTCATTGTAGGTTCGGCCCCGGTGCCACCGGCACCATCAAACGGAGAACCACCCAGGGTCGAAAGTATGATAACCCTCGACCTTCTGCTAGTCCTCGACTAGCAGCATTCATGAAAGATGCAACGCCCGCCCTGTGGGCGGATAGACTTGCGAAAGTCGAATGTTGTTCTTTCATTGGTATCACAACTGTTGCCAAAAACGCGAAGACAGATCGAACCATTGGCATTGAGCCCGACTTGAACATTTATGTTCAACTAGGGATTGGTGCTTTAATTCGAAATCGTCTGACCCAATTTGGCCTTAACCTGCAGAAACAAGCTGATAGGAATGCCTACTTGGCATCTAAAGCTCACGTCCTTGGACTGAGTACTATCGACTTGAGTTCTGCTAGCGACTGCGTAAGCAGGGCGTTAGTGGAACTGTTGCTACCAGAAGAGTGGAGACACTTGCTCTGGTTGGCCCGCAGTGATTACTACGAGCTGGAAGGTAAAATACACCCTTTCAGTAAATGGTCGTCAATGGGGAATGGATATACGTTCGAACTCGAAACGTTGATCTTCATGGCGCTCGCGAGAGCGTGTGGAGACAATCGTGCTGTCGCCTATGGCGATGACATAATCGTAGCTAGAGCGTGTGCCCCTCTCCTGTTGAGCACGCTGGACTTTTTGGGGTTCAGCGTGAATAGTGAAAAGACCTTTATCGACGGTCTTTTCTTTGAGAGCTGTGGATCTGACTGGTTTAACGGCGTTAATGTTCGGCCTTTCTTCCTTAAAGGAGAAATCGACCTTGACCAACCCGACACCAAAAGCCAATACTTGGCATGTCTATTCACTTACGCTAATCAAATTAGCGCTGTTGCTCACCGTAGTAATTGTGGCTTTGGCCGCGATTCTCGGTATTTTTCGTCTTGGCGAAGCTGCTATCAAGCTGCTCCGCCATCCGATCGAATTAGAATCCCAGTTGGCTTTAACACCAGCGGCGGGTTCGAATCAGATTGGGACGAGTGCAACACACTCTTATCGGCTCAGTCCTTTAGGTACCTTCGGTTTAGCCCCTCGCGGGGTTGGATTAAAGGTGACTGGGGACCCTATCTCGCTTGGCAGTCCAGCGCCGGAAGGCGTCGACCAACAAGTGAGCGAGTAAGGCTTCAATCTCTCCGCGAGGAGGCCCTGGTTTTGGCAAACCAGGAATTGAAGACCGACAGCTATCACCGTGATGGTGAAAGCTTCCGATATGAGGGCTCTTACGAAATCCAAGTAGGCACATGTTTTGCATGGCCTAACCGAGGTCCGTG